GCGCCATAGTTTTTGGAAATATCTCATTGTCTCTTACGACTAATACATTCTTCATTATTTACCTCACTTAAAATCCACATCTTCATACTTGTTAGACAGAAGAATCTCGTATTCAAAATCTGACTTCTGCATCCTTAACGGTATGACTTTTGCGGTATCTTTCTCGTCTTGTGTCGCTAACGGTCTTGCAGAAATAAATTTAATCTCGCCATTGTCATTCTCTATTACCTGCAATAAGGCTATATTGCATATCTTATCTACTGCTTCCCTTAATGAACTTTCCACTGTTTCTACACCTTCAACTATAATCCTTTCAAGATATTGCTTGACTGTAACATCTTCACTTCCTATATTTATCACGGTATCAAGCATACCATCAATTTCTTCTTCATCAAATCCTGAAATAGAAAGCATTGTATTTAATGTATCGTAAAGAGTTTCTACAAAATCATGAGAGAACCCTAAACACTTTATGTTATCCCATTGTGATAAAGAATTAGTCAAATCCAATTCAAGCAAGTTCTTGTTATTATAATAAGGGCTGTCAACTGTGATGTGGTGCTGTATCTCCTTATCGTTTATGGAAATAACTATTGAGAAAGTCTGTTTATTGAGATACCCCTCAACAGCATAATCCCTTATCTCGCCGTCTCTGTCTATTATGTTTATATTACCGCTGTTTGGCAGAACTCCGTAAAATACATTCTTAGGGTCTGAATTGGACTGCGACAAAGAGGTGAACTCCTTGATGTATTTGTTATCAAAATCCATAGTGTTAGGGAATATCTCCATATGAGTGAAAAGCATATTGTAATCAGGTCTTTCCCATTTGGTGAATTTGACGGTATGGCTTGAAGCAGGTTCTGAAAAGATTATCGACCATATGTAATCGTCAGAAAATGCTGTGGTCTCATATAATGTTCCCTCGTCTAAAATCGCTTCTGTTGCCCATTGACCTGAACTCGGGTCTCCATAGAATGTTATCGAATCTATGTTCGTTCCTGTGAATGTTATTTCCAAATCGCCTGACCCGTCAGAACCTGTCGGGGAGAACAGGAAGCCGTTATACCCTGTGGATTGCGCTATTAAATAACCTGCCTGACCTATCTGCCATTTGCCTATGCAGATTCCGTTGAACCCTGCGTTCCTTGATGTAGAACCCCATACGACCGCTTTAGAGACATTGTTAATCCCTACATCTGCGGTCATTGATGTAATCTCGTCAGCACCATGCTCATTAAGTTGTAATTTTACGGATATTTTAGCCATTATGCCACACTCCATTGACAGTATAGTACGAGATTGTTAAATATGGATGCGCTCTGATTAGGGTAATAACTAAACCCTGAACCGTCTGCCTTAGTGTTGAAGCCAGTCAATGTGTAACCTGCTGTAATCGTGTAATAGTCACTTACCCCAGTCGCAGGTATGACAGTGAAGCCCTCGCCCCAGTTTAATGTCTGAGTGTTTATCATATCCGTATTCATAAGCTCCCAGTAATCGGTCTCAGCCAATGCGTGACCGCTTGTGGAAGATGAGTTTATGTATCTGTAATAAATCCCTGACGAACTCGTGGACTGCACTATGTCATTCGGATCATATGTAGTTCCCACATCATAGACTAAATGCGATATTAAAGAACCGCCTCCGTTTATGTCATAACTTAATGAATAAGTGTTCATATCGTTATTAGTTCCTATCAGGGAAATCTCATAATCAAGTATTCCGATTACCTTCGTCTCTATATTGAATAAAGCAGTCAGTTCCTCTGGTTCCATGTACATCTTATGTGAAACCCTCATTCCGAATGTCTTATCGAAATACTCCACATTGAACTCATTAGGTGCTACTGCAATACAGAACGCCATATAATCCGCAATAGTAAAGAACTTGAAATTGAACTTCACTCTCGGAACATAGAATGTCTCATAATCGTTTATGTTCGGTATAGAGCCGTCATTAGACCTTGTAGGCTCTTCCACATAAGTTTTCGTGTTTACGGTAGCCAAATCAGAAATGCCCCTGAAAGCCACTCCGTTTATCTTTATCGTATCTAACTGCGTGTCTGTAATGCCTGACCATGTGCCGTCAGTTCCTATGTCTATGTGCTGTCTGCCAGTAGCGACATGATTAGTGTTGAAATCGCTTGATGATACATATGTCGGTATTCCGTTAATTAATACTGTCGGCATTTTTACCTCCCGAAATGTCCTACTCTCTGCCCCTCTGCGTAAACCTTGTTCTCAATGACTTTGCCTACCTTAGTTCCGTCTATATAGACATCACCGCCGCCTTTGTTAAAGCTCTGCATCGCTTTTGAAACGCCCTCGTAAACCCCTGCCCTTATACCGCTTATAATCTGCATATTGTTAGCGGCTACTGGAGTTCCGTCAAAGAAATTTCCTGCCAGTTCGCCTTTGTTCATTGTGAATATGCCGTCTTCAATAAAACCGCCAGAAGCATATGCCGTTGCCTTAGGTTTAACGACAGGACCTACATAAGAGCTGGTTCTTTCGTGGTTAAACCTATTATATGCGCTCGAGCCCATTTTACTACCGAGGTTAAACCCAATATATGCGCTCGAGCCCATTTCACTATACAAGCCACCCATGTTTCTTAATTCTTGTGCTACATTACCCCAATCAATGCTTTGTATAAAGAATGATAATGCCACGCCTACTGCGAATCCTAATAAAGCCCCCACCGGTCCGGCAGATGCACCTAAAGCAGATAAAGATGTTGCCAAAGACCATCCCATCGCTGCACCACCTAAACCACCTATAAGCTTACCTAAGAAGTCTACTAATATCGCTTCTTTGTTTTCGCTCATAATTACATCTTTTATTGCATTAACGGCTAATGCAAGAGTAACTCCAACTGTCAAACCGATTAATGCTCCATATACGCCACCAAATTTAGCCCCTATTCCTGCACCTATAAGTCCAGATGCGATATAAGACATAATTTTATTATAAACTATATCACCATCGTCATTGAATATTGCTTTATACGAGTTCATGGCTAAAACAAGTCCTGCTGTAATTATAAACCCTGTTCCAGATTTAAATTTAAGTCCTACTAATGCTCCTATCGCAACAGCAGAAAGTATATCGCCCATTATCTTGTCGCCTATGTTTTCTTCGCTTCCTGCATCATCTACTTCTATACCACCAAAAAGAAACTTTATAGTCCAATTCAGAGCATTGGCTACCCATTCCATTATCTTGGTCAGAGTGCCTACTATCAAGGTTAAGTCCGCCCACATCTTTTGTCCAATTTTCCACTTTCCTAACTGCTCGCCTATGCCTGTGACAGATTCTCTTACATCCTCTGATGTGGCATAAAGATAACCGAATGAAGCCATCAGTAATCCTATCGGATGCTTGACTGCCATAAATACAGCACCCCAGCCTAATAAACCAGTACCTGCCTGTTTGATTTTCTCTACTATGGTTTCCATGCCGTCCTCGTATTCCCATAATTCGGTAGTAGCATTGTATTGGAAGCCTAATGTCTTTAGCCATGAATCTGCAATGCCTTGCGCTTCAAATTCAGTATCTGCAAGTATGGAACGGTATTGAGATATAGCCGTTAAGAGCTTCTCGTCAATCGCCCCCTGCACATCACCTGCGCCCGACTTGTTCAATGCCTCGAATTTGTCGAATGATAGGAGTTTGCCTGTCATTTCGTCTAATGCTTCGTTGCCCTCTTCTACTGTGGTAACTAAGTCCGTTAAGAAATCAGGGGTTTCATAACCGAAGAATACAGCCATAGACTGTACTATCCTGCGTGCTACGATAAGCCCTGCATTTATGTAAGCTAATACTTTTGAACTCTCTATAAGACCTTTGAGAAGCATCCCTATCCATTGACCTAATTCAGTGCCTAACTCGTTCATAATCCTCAACTGATTAGCCATCTGCTCTATGGTCTTAGACATATCGCCTACCGCACCAGAAGCGCCCATCTGACGATAAGTGGCAAGGATTCTCAACAATCTCTTCTCTGTCTGCGACAACTGCCTCATTGTCTTTGTTCCGCCTATATCCTGATATAACTGGAATATGGTGTTCTCTGTGATGTCATAACCTGAAATGCTTCTGATAGGTCTTACCTGACCTGCCATCATGGCTCTGAATGTGGTCATTGCCTGTTCCATCTTGACATTATATAAAGACGAGTAGTCAATTGCCATCTGCGTGATGGCTTCCGACAGCCCGTATGAAATCTCTTCGTTAATCTGTCCTAAGACTGAAAGCATATTCTTGAAAGTAGCCTGATATTTCATCAGGTTCTGCTCGCTTATGCCGTACGCCCTGTTCATCTTTGAAATGAACTCGTCAGCCATGTCTATATTGTTCCTCATGGCTACCTGCCACATATTCAATGTTTCAGTATAGTCTACTGCTTTCTGAACCATATTAGTGACCATTTGGGCGAATCTCTTAGTGTAGTTGAATATGAAATAAATCTTGCCTAAAGCCCAACCTAAATTGAGTGCTTTTCCTAAACTTGTTGATTTTATAGAAGTTGCTGTGGCTTTTTTCGCTGTGGAATCCAATGCCGTATTGATTACGCTCATTGTGTTAGTCTTGTCCATTACTTTAGAAAGTGCGACAAGGGCAACCTGTGCTGATTGCACCTTGTCTATAAATGGAGTTATTGCATTTGTTAGATTGAGGAAGTTGGCTGTTGCCCCTGAAAGGTCTTTCTTGTTTAAAGTTCCTAATCTCGTTGAAAGAGATGTTATCCATTTCAGGTCAGCATTAGAGAAACCTTTTGCAGACTTCATTAAGCCGTCAAAACTTCTCATAGTGACGGCAAGTGAGGAATTAATCATGTTAAGTTTGCTTAAAACATTCTGCAAAGAGGCTGTGGAAGCATCAGATGTTCCTATTATCTTAAATTCAAGAGTTCCTGCTGAATATTTCGCCATTTATCTTCCTGTCCTTTCTCATAAGAAATTCCATGTTGTCTGCCATTAAGTTCCTGTGCTTTATTTCCAAATTCTCTTTAGTAAGCACGGCTGATTTCCTAATCGGATCTTTGTAGGGGGGCATCTCATGGTACTTCCCTTTTTTGCCTGACCATACATTGCCTTGCGCAAGTTCGAAAGCCGTCTTCATATAATTAGCCGTATGATATGCCAAAAGAGATGTCCTACGGATATATGCTTTCTCATACGCACTTATAAGTGTCATCTCGCCATGCCAGAATAAGTCTAACGGCATACCGTACTCTATCGCTCTCGGCAGTTCCTCTTCTAAGAAGAAATCCGTCAGCGTTTCATAACCTTGTTCAGCGAGGATTTCTGCTGTGCTTTTTGCATCTGCTTTTCCCTCGCTTTCTCTAAAAAAGGGTCTGTCTTTTCCTCTTTCTCGAACAATGTGCTGTAAAATGCGAATAGCCATTCGGAAGCCTGTTCGTCACCTATCTCGTCAACATGGTTCTCCCATATCTCTGTGGCTTCTTTCTGCGTAAGCCCATGCTGTTCTACTAAGGATTCAATCAAGAGCTTTTCCCAAACCCTTAACGCTAAGGTCATGGATTCGGAAGCAGACTTGTTCTTGCTCTCGAATGTGACCATCTCGTCAAACGCTTCGTTGTATTCTTCCTTGAATACCTTGTAAGCATTCCTCAAATCAGCATTGGTAGGGTTATTGTAGAACTCTTCCTTTGCCGATTCGAGGCGTTTCGCTAATTCCCGCACTTGCGCTGTAAGCCTTTGGAAGATAACTACATTCTTAGATGTCTCTTCCCCTCTTTCCATAGAAGGCTTCATTTCTGCCATTATTTCCTCATACTTCTTTATGAGGCTTCTTGTCTTTGTAATCTCATAGGTCTTTCCGTCTGCTATGAGGTATGGCTTTAATCCGTTACTCATTAGGTAAACTCCTTTTCATATTTTTTAGAAACTGACTGCTACTGTGGTTTTCCACTCTGCATATCCTGTGTCTGAAACTGTTACTGTCACAATACCGTACTGTGGCGATACCGCAGCCGTTGAGACTGTAATCGCTATCTTCCCTGCTGTTGTTCCTGTGGGCTGTGTAGGCGTGACTGTAAATGCTGAATTATCGACAGTTGCGCTTATTGTAGCGAGGAAAGGCACTGTGGTAAGGTTTATCTCGCTCGCTGTCGTGGTGACTACTGCAACGCTGTCAGGCACGATTGAAGCGAAATATACTGTCGGCTTAATCAAATCCCTGCAATCAAGCAATGATGTGGTTGTCGCTGACAATGGGGTGATAGTCATAGTTCCTTTGAGTATCTCTGCCCCTGCGTCATTAGGTCTTGCCCTCAATGTTCCAGAGAAAGCCCTGCCTACATAATCCTGATAGACTACGAGGAAGTCAAGAATTCTGCCCTGCAATGCTTCTAATCTCAATGCGTTGTCACGATGCCAGAATACTTCGACATCTTTTGTTTCAAGTTCTTCTTTCCCTTCAAGTTTTCCCTTTGTAGGTGCTGAAAGGAAGTTGTAATCAAACGATTCGGGTGAACCGAAAACGCTCGGTACTGATTCTAACGGGCATATTATGGAATACAGGGTATCGCTTGGCTCTTTTACAAGAAGCATAGCGGAATAACCTGTCTGCCCCCTATTATCATTGTAAACTGTGTATTCGTTCATTTTTTCTGCTCCTTTAATAAATTATTTGCTTATTCTCGAAATACACACAAGAGTACATAGCCTGCCCCCTGTATGGTTCTTCGTCAAAATAGTTCATGCTTACCCTTCTCAATCCTGCGACTTCCGTCATGTACTGGTCTGCGTAAAACATGATAGTCCTTACGGCTTCCTCTTTGTCGTATAATTCGTCATTTACCATATAGGCATTGATTTCATAACCTAAAGATGAAACCCTCTGCAATCTTCCGTAACCCATTGGCGTTGGAACATTCCTTACTTCGCTTAATTTCAATAGCGGGTAAGTGGGCGAGAAAGGTGCTTTTCCTACAACTGCTAAAGTCAGTCCGTTAAGAGGTGCTTCTGCCATAAACTCCGTAAGCCCGTCTAATATAGTCTTTTTAACAGTTATATCCATGCTACCTGCTCCTTGTTTATTTCTTCCCATATTCTCTGTCCTTCGTTGTTCATCACGAAATCCATCAATGCGTTGTATGCGTACAGCCCTGCTTCATTTCCCCTAGTGCTGATTAGTAGCCTCTGACCTCTGTATAAAGGCTTGATTTCATAGTTCCTTCTTTTGAGGTCAACTGGCTCTTCTGCGCTGTGCGTCTTGAACTGCCATGAGCCGTCCGCTTTCTTGTACTCTGTAGGTATGTTGTAATTGTAGTTCTCTTCGGAAGCCTGTGGGTGGGGCGAACCCCCGCCCACAAGACCTACTCCAAATTCTAAAAATACTGCTTTGTCATTATCGTTAGTCACTGTAAGCATACCCCCGATAATGCTCATTGACCAGCCTGTTTTAAGACCAGTCTTTATCTCCGGCTCGTTAAAGCCTTCTAATCTGTCAATGTAGCCGTTAGCAATCTCGATAATTCTGTAATAGCATCTTTCAAGGAACTTCTGCATAGAAGAGTTTTCCGAAGAAAACCCTGCATAATGCTTCTCGAACTTTTTAAGTTGCTTGATTGCGTTCTTTATAGAATTATGAGAAAGCTCTACATTGACAATCATTTCTTCTTCTCGTCTTTCACATCTACCCATCCTGCTTTAAGGTAAATCCCTAAATACTCTTTGGGTATCTCCTTTACTACTTTGTTCCTTGTAACCTTTATCATCATGTCTGTTCACCTCTCACTATTCGTTTCTCGAATGTAACCTCTATCGCAAGATTCTGATTTCTGACTGATTCGACTTTAGCATTTGCGCCCTGACCGTTGATGTATGTCGAAGTTATGACTGGGTCTGCACCGTCCTCATTCTTCTTACCGCAAAGGTAGACCAAATCGCCTTCCTTGAACACTCCTGCATACTGGTCGAAGTTGAGTATGGCACGGTACATCTTGGTAACTCTCTCTCCGTACTGCATTACATTAGTGAAGCCTTGTATCGGCTGGTAATTTATCCAGTAAGGCACAGGAGTGTCATAAACGCCTATCTCGGCATTTGATTCGTTAGTCCTCTTGCAAAGGTAGAGTTTCTTGTAACAGATCATTTTGGAACACCTACTCTTCCGACTAACTGCCTTCTAAGCTCGTCTGTGATGTATGCGCTGCTGAATGAGATTGAGAGACCGTTTTCAGAATAGGCTTTGGCTGACGAACAGCCTGACCTTTCCACTATGTCAATCATTCTCGCCTTCACCCACGAATAATCCCTCTCATGCCCAACTGGTATGTCTACTATGCTCTTATCGAATGGATAGACTATTCTCAGATAGTCATTTAATGCCATTTCGTAGATTTCATCTACATCAGTCATTGACAGATGAGGAAACTTCAACGCTATGCTGATTTTAACTGTGGTCTCGTTCATATCAGTCCTCCGTCAGAATTGGGAAGGGGTTTCCCCCTTTCCCTATCTGCAATTCAGGTTACGCTCCTACTGTCAGTATATACATCTGATATATGTCAGCAGGGCATGGGAAAGCGATAGCCGAAGCCTTAGTCCATGTTGCTACTGGGTCAGGTGTGGAATACTGTGTAACTGCTACAAATCCTTCAAGCCTGTCTATGATTCCTGCATCTTCTTCTGGCGTGTATGTAAGGAATGTTCTTCCCAATACCTCGTCAGTTGTAAGGAATGTCACGACATCTTCATTTAAGAAATAGTATTCGGTGTCATTCAATGCTGAAAGCCTGTATGAGCCGTCATATACGATTATCTCGATTCCCAACTGCTGTAAGATGTACTCCTTTACGAATTTTACAGATGCTATTACCCCTAATGTAGCGGCTAAAGAGTTCAATCCTGTATTCTTCTGCAAATATCCCATTATCTTAGATGTCATTACTGCTCTGACTATCTTGTTCTTAGCCCTTGTCTGTATGTCTACTAAGTCCGCTAAGATGTTAGTTGCAGGATTAGACCATCCTTTTACAGCCATTCTGTGGGTTGCAGGTAAGCCGTAATCGACTACTTTAGCCACATTGTTCTCTGCAATGGTGAGTTTCGCTGTTGAAAGAACTTCGCAAGCCATAGCCTCTATTCTCGTGAGAACCCTTGATATAAGGTTAGCGGCGTCATCAAAAATCCTTCTTAATGCTTCCTGTTTGTCAGGATTCATCATTCCGTTAAGCAAGAGTTTCTTCAAGGCTTCACCCTGATTAAGTTTCTCTTTGATAAGGAATAGCTCGTAATTGACTTCGGTCAGATTAGGTCTGTCACCTATTCTTGCTTCTGTGTCAAGGGCGTGTATCAATGCCATAACAGGCACTTTCCCTTTTTCTGTGAGCTGTATAACTGCCAGCTTCATGTTCTCTGTCTTGACCATAGGGAAGAATCTCAATCCTATGAAGTCTTTTGTAGCTTCAAGATAATCGAAATCGTTACTGACTGCAACGAGTAATTCCTTATCTATCATTTCTAAATAATCAGCCATTTTAATTTACCCCCTTACGCTAATGTCGTTACGGTCGCTGTGACATAATCGCTATGTGTATAGTGAATATTATCAGCAAGAACCCTGACATTGTATGTTGCTACTGTCGCTACGGTGTAACCTGTGGCTGTTGTAACTGCGATTACCGCTTTGTTTACATCTGATACTTCGTAAGCGATAGCATATGTGTTGGAAGTCCATGTGAGGTCACCTTTGGCTACTGTGACTGTCACTGTCGCATGAGCTGTCATATCAGGCGAACCGAATGACGGTCTTGTAGTAGTGCCTTCTACAAAAGCATACAGCCCTCTTGCAGCGAGGTTAGTCGCTTCTGCGGTCACTGTCGCCGGTAGGTTGGCATCTACATAAGAGCCTCTTATCATCAATGATGCTTCCTTCTTCTCTTCTGTGATGTCGATATCATTCCAAAGCAGTCCTTTGCCTATTACCGCATCGTTTACGAATGTTCCTGATTTTACTATCTTCCTGCCGTTTTCAGTAACATAAGTTGCGAATGTAGTATCTAAGGTGATTGTCTTTTGAACAATTCCGACTTCACTTCCTAACCAATTTGGTCTGTTTAAGTAAAGTGTACTCATGTTTATTGCTCCTTCTTAGTTAAAATGTTAGTTTCTTCTCGAAACTCGGTTTCTTCTGTTCCTGATAAGCCTTAAATTCAGAAACTTCTGGTTTTGTACCTTGCTTGATTTTCGTGTCCATATCTTTGGTCAAAGCAGTTTTTGTAAGTTCGGCTGTTTTCGCTTCCCTTTTCTCTACAAGTCTTGTAATCTCTGTCGCTAAGTCTGACATCTTTTCAGGCGGTACATTCGATGCTAAGGCTTCTATCACTCCTTTGTATTCGGATTCTTCCCACCCTTTCTTAGCGAATACGCCTTCTGCCTTCGTCTTGTTCAGGTCAAGCGTTACTGCCTTGTAGTCGTTCTTCAATGCTTCGATTTCAGACGCTTTAAGTTCCTCTTCCGTCATGCGTTCCTTTTCCTTGCGTTTGTACTCTGCGATTTCGGAAGCGGCCTTATCGAAATTCTCTTTAAGTTTCTTTTTCTCTGCTAATGCGAGTTCAAGTTCATGCTGTATCTTTTTTACATCAACAGGCTCGATTGCAGGTTCGCTTACAGGTTCAGTCGTTATTGGTTGTGTCATAGTTCATACTCCTGCGATTTAGGACTTCTCTGTCCGCCTTTCTAAAGGCAAATTTTTGCGGTTATAGACTTCTCTGTCTTTTTGAGATTTAAGGCTTCTCTGCCTATATTAATCATCAAGCGGTTATGCTTGGATTAGCCGTTTCATCTTCCTGCTTTTCAATGTTCTGTTCTTCTCTTATCTTCATGAGGTTTTCAGTCCACCTTGCAGAAACCGTCTTTACATCACCGAACAAAGGAACTGCCCTCAATATGTCTTCAAACGGCATTCCTACTTCGACAAGGTACTTAATTGACTGTGTTTTGCTCAATAAGTTATCAGTCATGTTTATGTTGTACTTTATATCCACCTGATTGGGTGAAACCTCGTTAAGTTTGTTCTTAGGATTGAGTTTCGCTATATCTATGAACCTTTTAAGTATCGCTCTGTCTGACTGCTCCATAGCGAGTATATCCCTTTTGATTATCGTGTATGCGTTAGTCCAGCCTCCGCCTAACAGCCTCGCTTCGCCTGTATCTCCACCTGATGTGACATTCGCACTCGCTAAAGGCACACCTACTATGTCATAACATCTTGTAAGTATCTGCTCTAAAAGAATGTTTATCTGCTCATGCTTTACTTCCATGCTTATCTTGTCTATCTTCGGATCACTGCTGCTGTATGTCGGAGGAAGCACTACTGCGCCTTTTTCAAGCATCTCAATGTATTTATCAGAGTTCTCAATCTCGCAGTTTATGAATACGAGGATCTGATTGACTACATCTACTATATTATCAATGGAATTTGAGATTATGGTGTTTATGTTGTTCAGCAAATCATAAACCATTTCTACAACGCCTATACGCCTTTGGTTGTATGAATGCTCTACCATAGGCAGATGATTGTAATAAGGGTTGCTTAACTTGTAAGTGCCTTGCACGATATTATACTTATTATCGAACACGCAAGTCCACCCATGAGCGAAAACCTTATAGAAATGCTTTGTGTTGCCTCTGTCATCAATCTCGTCATATCGGTTGAAGCAGAATAATGTTCCATCACCTTCCTGTCCGATATATGAGGAATACACCACAGCATTGTCCTGACTGTCTATGCACTCGTAAATGAAAGGCGAATCGTTGTCTATGTCATAGCCTTCTTCTTTAGTCTTGAATCTCGCTTTGCCTTCACCTACTTGGGTTATTATAGAGGTTCTTGGAACTATATAAGATGTCGCTATGCCTGTGGCATACATATTGTGTTTTATCTGCAAATCTTTTGAAAGGAAGTTAATGTCAGTCAGATACTTGTCAAGATATTTCAAATCATCAGTAAGCACATCTGCTTTCTGTGCGAACTCTCTCGGTTCGCCTAATATGAACCCTTCTTTGAATGCGACCAGAGCATAAGCATGGTTCATCTTGGTCTTGTTGTTATGCTCTTCCGCACTCTCGAATTTCCTCGTCTTATTATCAATAGGCTGAAACTCTCCATCAACATAATCAAGAAGATACTTGATTTTCCTTGCGTTCTGCGTATGTGTTGAAATTATGGTCGAGAAATGTTTAGAAACCAATTCTGGGGTAATCTGTTCTTCGGTGAAAGGGAGGGTCAGTTTCTTTATCCCTGCGTACTTGAAACTCATTTCATATCTACTGGTTGAGTATAGCATCTCTTTCCTTTCTAAATAAAAACAAGTGCCATAATGGTGTCATCAGCACTTGTCGTTTTACATTCCTGTCATCAGCAGAAACTTTTATTAAATTATTTTATGGGCTGTACCGAATATGAGATTTTTCTCTTGCATATAGGGCATATAAGTTTCTGATTCGCTTTCGCAAGGTCGAAATCAACCTCATAACCCTGCATAACCATTATTCTTAAATCGCCTATCTTGCATTTCGGACACTTCAAAATCTGCATAGTCAGCCCCTTCCGTATATAACTTATTATTATTTGGGTTAAGTGTCAACCCCCTTTGTTATTTATTCTTTTTAGGTTCGGTTTTCATTTCAAGGAATCTTTCAGGAAAATCCTTTTCAGGTATTATCTCGAATTTGCCTGACGGATACCTTATCAGATATGAGCCTAAATCAGCCTTATAAGCCTTGAACTCGGAAGGCTTCGCTATTATAAGCGTAGCTACATTCCCTGCCCTCATTACAGAACATATGAAGCTCGTCTTATCGAGAAGCCTTTCCATTTCCTTGATGTTTGCCCCATCCCATTGCGAAGCATACACCTGAACAGGCTTCATTGAGTATTTCTTAATCATTTTTCATCACCTCGTGTTTCTTGATTATCCTCTCCCAGAAATCATAGTAAAGCTCCCTTTCAATGTAGTCTGGGCTTGTGTAATTGTTCACTCTTACTTTGTTGTAATTCGCTATAAATTCTTCCTGCTTGATTTTAACTATGAACTGCTCGTATTTCTTATAGAATTGGTAAAGATGCTCGTCAATCTCGTCTATGAGTTCAGGTCTTGAAATAAAGCAGTTGTTCCAGTTACTGCCCTGCGAATCGAAATAGAATATCGCAACGAACTGTGCCAGAAGAGCCATCCAATGGTTATTCGGTATCTTGTCTAACAGGAAGTCCAATGTTATGTGCCTTGCCCTTATATAGTCCGTATGCCCTGTAAATGTTATCTCTTGGCTGTTCCTTCTCGATAAACTGTCCTTATTATAAGTCCATACGACTAAAGGCTCGTTTATGGTAACGGTCTTAGGCTCTAAAGCGAAGCATATGCCATTGAAATATGTATCTTCATTCACCTTGCACAACGGATTGAACCTTATGCCCCATTTGTCAAGGAAAGACTTGTTGTATATCTTGCCATGAAAGTGGGTTATGTCATTGCAGGATTCATATACATGCTGTCCTGTGCCTTGAACTATTTTCTCTGAATAGAACATCCCTTTATAGATGTCATAGTCAGGATAGTCTCTGAATACTTGGAAAACCCTGTTCAATGTGACGCAAGAGAATAAACAGTCATCACAGTCTATGAACATGAGGTATTTCCCTTTGGCTACATCTATACCCCTCTGCCTGTTCATTGCAACACCTGTGTTTATATGGCTTCTCACTCTCTTTATTTTGAGATTGTCGAACTGGTTAAGGAACTGGTCTGTTATGTAATCCCCACCGTCATCACAGAAGATTACCTCTAATTCCCTGAAATCTATGCCTTTCTGATTATTCAGCGAATCGAATAAAGGCTTTATGACTTCCCTTGTTTCCATATAATGCGGGATTATCACAGAAAGTTTGGTAGGTATTAGCTTATCCTTTATCGTGTTCATATTCGCCATATAAGCGACAGCGTACTTGTACATCCTGTCAGACAGGCTCTCTAAGAACTTGGGATTGTAATTAGGCAGGAAGAATTTAAGGTTTGCCCCTCCTGCGAAATGAAGTATCTTCAACTGTGATTCGTCAAAATCCTTATATCTGTCAAGATACGCTATGAACGCATTGTAATAAATAGGCAGATGAAGATGTGGCTGGTCAATCCAACCGAAATAATACTCGTCTATTATCGACTGGTCTGAATAGATGTCTCTGATAGTTCCGTTTTTAGGAAGTGAAGCGTGCTTGTCAATATTCTTCATCATTTCCTTGAACACGAGTTTGTCAGGAACTATGACCATAACTCCTGCGTTTATCTCTGTGAACCCTTCCCATTCAGGAATTTTCAGTATCTTGGCAGAATCCCTTACGCATGACATATGAGGCTTGTCAAACAGTTCGTCTATGTTCTGTATAACCATTATGTCGCTGTCAAGATAGACTATCTTTGAATATTCCGTCATGTCGAATATCCAAAGCTTCTGGAATATCGTGTTCCAAATACCTACCCCCCTCTCTGCGTTCCTCTTCTTAATCACATCAGGAATGGGTATTATCGGCTTATGTATATACTCTATGCCGTTCTTCTCCAACACATCTAACGCTTCCTGTGAGATTGTCTCGTCCACTATGCACTTCAACGGGTATTTACACCCTACCCTTTCGAGATTATGCTTTAGATACACTACCCCGTTCGTGTAATCATCAGTACACAGCAATGTCATATAAACCTGATTATCCATCAATATTTCCTCCTTCTTATATCTAAAATCTGCACTTTCGGCAGACTTCGGGTTTCCATTACATATTTCTCGCAATACATGGCAAGGCAGTCAGGGGCATCGTCATAATCCACTTTCACTTTGTATGAGTATGAAGTTATGTGCCTCATTGCAGTTCCCATCTGTGAATTAGGCGAATACATTCCCTGAACTGGGAATTTCACATTATTCAGTATCGCCGCTTCCATATCATAAATCTTGTCCTCTTTCTTCTTGGTCGAATAGACTTCCGATATTTCGCAGAATGACACTCCTTTAGCCTGCAACATCATAAGTATAGTCCTCTTTAATGATGTGTCGGTGTTCCTCTCTATGTGGAGTTTAGTTATCCTGTGGTTTATTATCTTCTCTATGAAGAAAGGGTACATATCATCCATAGGTCGCATCTCATACACACAGTCTACAAGGTAATGCTTATAGAGATTGCCTATCGGCACTTTTTTGAATATGAGCATGGTAACATAGTTCTTGCCAGTCCTTGCAGGGTCTATACAAGCCCAGCAAGTGTCTGAATCCTCGTGGGGTATGACATCGTATGTGTCGAGTTTGTTATATGCGAAAGGAGTGCCTTCGGGTGGCAAGGGGTTCTGCTGATCCATTGCTGCGAATGTCACAGGGTCTTTATCCCTGTCTAATCTCGCCTGCTTTGTGGGCGATTTTACAGGATGTGTCGCTTCGTCAGTATCGTAATCAAGTTTAGGTATCTTCACGAATACGGATTCGCCGCCTTCTTTCAGTTCATCACATTCGGCGACTTCCACATACTTATGCGTAATCTTATTACCCTCTCTGCCTGCACCGAATACCCCTCTTAGATATGAAAGTATGTCATTTACCGAATAACTCGTACCGCTTGCGATTATCCTGAACTTGTCAAGGTAATAATTCCTCTTCTTCCATATGTCATTGAATCTCATTATATCCTTCTCATGCTCCCTCATATTCCCTGCATCTTCCCTTTGGGTTATATCGTCTATAAAAAGGAATTTGGCTCTTGCACCTGTTATGGCTGTCTCCTTTGAAGCGACAAGCACATTGACAGGCTTCTTAGAGCCTTTTATTTTCAGCTGACCTGATGATTTCTTCATAGTCTCGAACATCAATTCTTCCGAGCAGGAGAACTGCTCGTAATATGGGAAAACCTTAGCATATCTCCTTGAAGTCATATAATCAACAAGCGAGTTCATGCAGGGTGTTATATTTGTCTTGTTTCCGAACATTTTGATTATATCATCATCTATGTTCACCCCTAATATGAATGAAATCATTACTATGTCGGAGTACGAATTATGCGAAACTATATCATTTGCGATAAAATTATGGTCTCCGTCTACTTCTATATCAATCATGTCTACTATATCAGAATCCTCTTGTATGGTCTTTATCTTATCCCATAAGAAGTCTTTATCTGCACTTAATTTATAGAGACAATCATCAGTGATTAATTTGTCTGCCCTTACATAACCTCTCTGCGTGTATAGCCTATGTTCTGGGCTGATTACGATTTCTAATCCACCCCTTGTCTGTATTTTTATTTGAGGCTTCTTGCTTTTCCATATGTTAGTGACATTGTTTAAGACAAGTTCTCTGTCTCTCATGGAATATACCTTATCCCCTATTTTTATATCAGACAGATTTCTTCTTCCTTTGTCTGTATATACATTAGTGTCGGGAAGTAGGCATTTGCCAAAACCAGTCGGCATCTGCTTCATAAGGAACTGCACTGTTCCGTCAAGTATCATCCTGTTGGCATGAAACCATAATCCGTCAAACAGGGTTCCTGCGTTGTGCCAGTCCTGCTCGTCTAAAGGCTTGTCCTCTTCCATGAATAACGCAAGATGCTTTAATGACCTGAAAGCGATAAGGGCATAGATATCGTCTCTGATATCCATACACCTCTTCATCTCTTCCTGCATATCGTCTGGTATCTGTGCGAGACCGTACTTCATATTGCCTATCTTATCTATTCGCTTCTTGTTGTGCAGTATCTTGGCTTCGATAAGGGGTAATAGCACCGAATGGCTGAATTTCACATAATCCCTTATCTTGGCTTCCGCTTCTGGGGTGCTTAATGAGTTAAGGTATTCGTGTATCTCGAATTTAAGCATTTTAGCCATATCGGAAACTAACTCTACCATAGATTCTGACATATCGCAGTCCTTGTGCATCTTCTCTGCGACCTGCGAATATTCACCTATTACTTTAGCCATGCTCTCTTTAGCCATTTTTACTCCTTAGTTTGACTTTCTCTGACCTTTGATTATTCCCTGTTATTAGAATAGCACAAATATGTGTTTCCTAAAAGATTATCGTGGATTATCTCGTAAATACCGCTTCCTTGCGGGAAATTAGCCTGAAATACCACATCTTTATCGTTTATAACCCTCTCGCCGTTCAATAATCTCAATGCCGTTCTGACTGACTTCATTGTGGGTACGATTTCATCAAATAATCCGTACTTTATATGGTGGTATTGACCTTCCTGATATGCTACTTCCCTTATAGTATCAGGAAAGTCTTTACTCGCCACTCTGTTCAGCAATACTTCCCCCACGCACATTCTGATATATTCGTCAAGCCAGTTCATTCCTGCCTCTGCCTCGATTATCTTGGATAAGATTTCCAAATCCTCATATGTGAACTTGTTCCCCCCATATAGATTTACCTTCTTATTCCTCTTGACCATATACACTTCGCCCATCTTCTCGTCCTGATTCACCACGCATTCAGCCATAAGCTCTGAATAGTCCTTGCTTACATCAAATGCCTTTGCATCAATGGGTATCAGTATAAGGATTAACAGAATGATTATCTTTAGTTTCATTCCTTTACCTCCTCTAATATAATGTGAACATCACATAGTGGTCTTTAATTTGCGTTATCATGAACCACTCGTAATAAATCTTGCCGTCATCTTTGTCATCCCATGTGACATCAACGAAATAGCCTATCTCATTTACTGTGATCAAGTTCCACGCATGAAGTCCGTCTCCTGCCGTGCCTATACAGACATTGCAAGGGATTTCAAGATGTGCAAGGATTTCATAGTAAGCCAACACATAACCCTGGCACACAGCTTTACCCTCGATTAATGCTCCGTATGATGTATAGCAGTTATCAGTAAACCCATACTTCACATTCCTTATCAGCCAATCATGCGTCATTCTCGCTTTCTCATACTCGCATAGATTGATATACTGTTCTGCCACTTGATGAGCTTTATAATCCGTAATCGCTTCTCTGTCTGCGTTTACAGGTATGGATATGAGCATTAACAGAATCAATATAAATGCGAGTTTCTTCATGTGTTCGCCTCCCTCAATAATGCGATTGTCAAGTCCTCTTCAAGATAATCCCCGTCTAAAGGCTTGGCGCACCTGTCATTGATTGCGTGCCATTCCTCCACGATAAGGTCATAATAGAAAAATCTGGCTTTGCCCTCTTTAGCCATAGTGGTGTTTATATGCCCCGTCACCCCTATCATCCTGCCCTTATAGAAGAATTTGGCTATCTGCGTTGCGTTTATGCCGTATGCCACGCAGTTGAAGAAGTCAGCCTCGTTATTCTTTGCGAACCTTCTCGGAACTACCACCGAGAACTTGCACGCCTGATTGCCGTTCTTCGTCTTCACCGCTAACGGGTTCTGAACCATGTAGCCGAGTATCTGG